TCTATCTGATACTCAATCATCTTTTTCTTCCATGCCTTTCTTTCGTCATACATGATTTCCATAATCTCAGGAAAGAAACCTTGTTTGTCTCTAGAGAACATGACACCATTAGGTGCAATAGAAGTATTCATCTTCTTACCTATCGATAAGTCCATTTCTTGATACAACATTTTATCTACTGTTGCATCTTGACGATTGCCTTTAATCATTTTCTCAGGCGAAATGTTCCACTGCATAATTAAATGTGGATATAGACTATTCAAGTCAAATGACATCACCCAATTATGTCCACCTACAATAGGTTCTTTTACATATGCACCAACTATCTGATTGTTCTTATTCTCATTCTTCTTTTGTGGTGGTGTCTGAACACCTTGTTCTTTTAAGAAATTGTATATGATAGTTTCCCAATACTTAACCATACCAAATGTATCGATGTAATTACACTTGGCATCATATGCCATCGCCTGTGTTAAATCTAAGAAACCTAATTTCTCTTCTAGTTCTTCTACGAGAACAACATCACGAACATTGTATTCAAGATACTTTGCATAATTATTTTTGTATAAGGTGTGAAGTGAACCATACTCTGAGTAATCTAACTTCTGTTTACCCAATTCAAAGTGAGCAATGTAATCTAACTTATATGATTCTTGATTATGAAATGTTGACCTCTTGTATAGTTCCATATAGTCAACAACATTGACACCACTTAAATCAAATATCTGAGTTCTCTGATAACCATGTTGTAAGAATTCTCTTTGAGATGATTGTCCCCATGGCGATAACTTCTTATGTGTATCTTCACCAAACAATCTATCATATCGATTACAAAGATAAGTCATATCAAATGAATCTACATTCCAACCTGTAATGATATCAAACCATTCTGACCTCCAATACTTCATGAAGTTCACTAATAGTTCTTGTTCGTTTTTACAGTTCACATAGACTACATCTGACTCTGTCTCCCATTCACCAATACCAAATACGACAGTAGATTTGCCGAAAGGTTTAATTGAAATTGCGTTTACTTTTTCGATTGCCTGGTGTGGTTCTGGAAAACCATTCTCTGATTCACACTCAATATCAAGTGTGGCAATCTTTATGTGTTGTGGGTCAAAATTTATTTTGCCAGGAAATTTATCTGAGATGTAAGTATAAACATATCTATCATAACCATGAACTTCAAAACCATCTATCTTCTGATACTTGTCTTTGAATTTCTTGGCGCCTGCCATTGAGTTGAGATTAACAACTTCTAATGGACGACCATCGAGTGCCTTATAAGGGGAGGAACTTTTCTTTGATGGTATGTAAAGATTCGGTCTATACGATACAGAAAGTTTTTGTTTCTTTCCGTTCTTATAACCTATTGCAAGTATTTTATCACGAGAACGACATACATTAGTGTAAAAATCCATAGTATAATTATACTATACTATGGTCTATTCTACAAGGGTCTTTTGCTGTCTATAGTCAAAAATACTGGCAGCATTTTTGATATCGGTCCAATAAGCAATGCGTTCCAATTCTTTCTCAATTGTTGCCATTATATCTGGATGTTCTGCAACACCCACTGCATTTTTAGTGAGAATCTCCACATTAACTTTGTGTTTCTCAATCATTGCATCTGCTTGTTTTACTTGAGCTGATAGAGCTCTATCGATAAAGTCATTCATAATCTATTTCCTAATTTGGCCTCTGACGCCGTGTGTATTACCTGTTGCAACTTTGAAATTAGTTTCAAGTTGAGGTTTAGCATCAAAGACTGTTTGTATCAATTGTTTTTTTATTCTAAAAGTATATTCTTTGGCGAAAGGAATCCATGGTGCCAAATTGACTTCCATAGTTCCATCTTTCGCTTCTAAAACACATATTTGTGCATCTTGTATAGTATAGTCTCCATTATAGTGTTTGGTGACAAACCCTATTAAGACTTCACCTGTGTCTAGGCGTATGCATTTTACATCAAGCATCTAATACCATTTCCTGTAGTTCTACTGACCTTCTACCTACTTGCCCAAACCATTTTGAATCTTCCATTTGAGCAGCCATTTCTCTCCAATCAGACTCAGAACATGCCTTGAGCATGTTTCTAAACTTTGCTAATCGGTTGGCACCCAAATTGAAACACATATTAACTAATACATGTTGCACATTCTCTGGTAGATTATCAAAATCTATGTCGTGTGCTCCACAAACATGTAATGTTTCGTCTACATGTTTATCAAAATCTACTTCATAGTATCTATCTACCACCTCTTGTGAAACTGGTGTACCTGCTGGTTCACCAAATTCGTGGTCATCTTCTCTGATGAGGTGACCGACACCTAGGGTTAAGTAACCTAGTGAGTCTTCATAAACTTCTAGAACTTCTCCCTCGTGTCTTTTTATTTGTTCTTTCAAGACTTCTTTATTCATATTAAAGTTGGGTTATGGTTATTCGGATTTAGGTTCTGGATCTTGTTTTGCAACAAATGTAAATCCAGCATCTGCCTTAGCAGTTTTAAAAGTTGCTTCAGCGACTTCATTTCCATCAGCATCGATATTAGGAAAGTAATGTCCTGTTGGAGTGCCGTCAACATCTTTAGTGAATTTGTAGTTAGCTATTGCCATCTGATTTTTCCTCTCTTTTGATTTGCTCTTGGATTAACTCTACTAGAATATCACCCATGAGATTATTTAATTCACCATTATTTAGTAATTCTTCAACCGCCTCATCAGAAGGTTCAACACCTTCTGGTAGTCTTCTGATTGTTCTTTTAAAATTCATCTGTGGTTCACCATCTACGAATTGAACATCACCATATTGATAGACTAAACCTTTCCATTCTCCAGATATCAATTCGATACCTGCATCTTTTTCATATGGATTTTCTACAACTTGATAAACTTCTCTAAAAAGCATCGTTCATTCTTCTCTCAAACTCTTCATAATATTCATCTTCTGTAAGATGAACCTCTGCGTAGTTTTGTCTAGCAAGTTCTAACTTCTCTTTTCTGAAAACTTCGTCTCTTAATTGTAATGACTTTTCTAAAAACTCTTCGAAAGTATAGACTCTTTGCCACTTGTCTATTCGATATGAGTTGGTGCAGTCATAGTTTCTCCAAACAAATGGAACAATACCTATTGCAAGTGCCTCTGGATATCTGGCTGTTGTTGCAGTTTCATCTAACCAATTAAAACATAATGTTTCTCTACAACCCTCCAATAAAGGATAGAGTTTTCTCCAATCTTTAATCCATTTGGCTTCTCGTTGAACACCAGATGGCATTCCACCTATAAGTTGGCATGAAAGTTCACTTCTATAAATTTGACGAATGGTCTTTTCTCTATCGTGGCCATGTTTCATACGACCCCAATATCCAAAGTCATGAGTCTTAGTTGACCCAACCATTTCCGCCAAAGGGTTTTTTAGGGTGTTTATGAAGTGATACTTCATGCCGTGTATGTTACCACTAAAATCGACTTCATCGATAGTAGTGAATGATTTGATATTAATACCTTTAAATACTTCTTCTCTATATAACTCTTCTGTATCTGCCCTATCACTACAGAACATTATAACATCTTTACCTTCGAAGAAAGGTCTGATTACATCCATATGTTCGTTAGACTTCGCTAAGTCTTTTGGATTCATCTGTAGTTCACCGTGATATCTGAACTCACTATCACTTGGTATAACAATTACATCTGCCCAATCAATAGTCTCAGGTGTTCTCTTTGGTCTTTTATTTTCAAATGATACATTATAAGTATCGTACCTATGTTGAGGATTTGCTCTCATCCATCTCACATAATTTTCAAAGAAACTATCTAATACTGTCTCTAAAGGTCCATTGTATTTCACAAATGAACGAAGTCTTGCTATAGTTATATTCATGATTGGGTTACCCTCCTTCTTAAACCACTACTTGAAAATGAATGTTTTCTATTGGTATAGTAAACTTTTATAGGCAAGTAATCTCCTGTAAAAGTTTTGTCTTTATAATCTTCACCTATAAATCTTACATCGATTGGTGTTGATTCTAGTAAATCTATCAGACTCGCTTCTGTATCATATGGTATAACTTCATCGACATATTGTATCGCATTAAGTTGTACGAATCTTTCGTATACAGACTGTACTGGTTTATTCTTTTCTTGCCTATCAATAGTTGGGTCAGTCTGCAACCCTACAATTAAATGTTCACAATTCTCTCTCGCTTCTTTTAACATTACTACATGTCCTGCATGTAATAAGTCAAATGCGCCACAAGTAAATCCTTTTTTCTTTGTCATATATCTCACCTAATAATATCTATATTACTATTCTTAGACCAAACCTCTAGTTCAGTTCTAAGTCTGTTATCATTTTTTAATTTCTCGTATCTTCTACCTGCGTGTTTCTTCCACCATGTAATGATACTATCGTATTCAAATCTATCAAAGTTGATATTCTTTTCTAATGTATCAGTTTCTAAATTCAAATACTCTTTTACATTCTTGAAACCATATGTTCCAAGATATTGTCTCTTCTGTTCTGTAAGATTCTTTGCATCAACGAAACATTGTTTGAATGGTTTTAACATTTCGCTATGATGTTTATCTAATGAATTTCTTATAATAGAAATCATCTTGCCTTGCGTTTTAAGTTTTCTACTCGATGCATCATCATGAACAAGTGGCACTCCATTATTCTTATTTTCAAACCATTCTTTTAGATGTGCATACTTATCATCATTGATTGACGGAACAAAATCTGAATCAGTTAGTCCTATAAATCTTAAGAATGGTTTCATGCCATCATACATCGATGATGATTTAGATGTGCCATATAATGATGTAGTTTCAAACATACAGAACTCTGTATTATATTTCTTGTTTAATGTTTCTCTTGCAAGATGTGAATTACAAATGCCTGCAAGTAGTTTACCACCTAGATAATTGAAACCAAATGGTTGTGTTGGTATGATATTAAACCCCATGATTGCTGAGTCATTAAATCTTCTCATTACATCTTTGTCTAATGTGTTTAAAGGTTTGCCTAGAAATTCATTACGAGGTTTAGAGTTGATAGTAGGAGAACCAAAACGAATGAACCCTACAATCTTATTAGTATTAGTTTCATATACAACCCACTTAAGAGTTTTGCCTGGTATCGATTTCTGAATCATTTGAGATGCAACTATATCAATGTAATCATCGTATAAAGAAACCTCTCTACAGTCGAACTCCATGTCTTCTGGATGAATCGTAAAGTCTTGAAACATGTCGTCCTCTGGACCCATACCAAATAATGATGCAGGTCTATCTGACATTTTTTCTAGTTTTACTTTGCGTAGATAATCATCTATTCTATCAAAATTAGCATAGTAGTCGATAAAGATTTGACCGACATATTGTGCATCTTGTTTTGATAGTATCAACATAAAAAACCCACCTCCATTATAAACGAAGATGGGTATAATTGTCTAGTGACTTTTTGTAATTATGCTACGAATTCATCGCCAGGATTCCATGCACAACCTGTAAGACCACCAGCTTTTAATGCTTGTAATGTTCTTAATATTTCTTGTGCGTTTCTACCTGTATCTAATGCGTTGACTGAAACACTTTGAATTGTTCCATTAGGGTCAACAATGAATGTTGCTCTATAACAAACACCGTTGTCAATATCAACGATTCCTAATTCAGAAGATAAATATAGTCCAGTGTCAGCTGCAAGTTCATGATTGATTTCTCTAATCATTCCATTTACATTTCTCCAGGCCTGTTTGCAGAATTCATTATCACCACTGATACCAATTACTCTCGCCTCATCGACAAGTATGTCCATAGCGGCAATTTCTGTTGGGCATATGAATGTGAAATCTTTTGGATAAAAGTAAATGACACTCCAACCAACATGTTCCTCTAAACTTACCTCTGTTATATCGTTTGCAGAATTAACTCCTTGTAAATTAAAAGTAGGAAATTCATCACCTACAGTTAATTGTTCTCCTTCTCTAAACATTTTTTCTCCTCTGTTTGAAACTGGAGCGGAGTGAAAGTTTCGATACTTCATCTCTCAACTGGTAGTCGAGTGTGTTCTTTACACTAACTCCGCTTAGTATTCCATCCTACTAAATCTAGTAGTATTTTACAAGGGGTTTTTTGAAATTATTTAATTTTAATTTCGACTGGTTTATCTTCTTCTGGAATAATCCTTTCTAAAGATACACTCAATATACCATCTTTCATATCTGCACCCTTGACTTCAATATCGTCTGCAAGTGTAAATCGTCTATTGAAAGTTCTGCCTGATAAACCTCTGTGAACATACTCAGTATCTTCACTTAGATTTTCTTTTGAACCCTCAATCAAAAGAGTTTCTTTTTCTTTTGTAATGGATATATCCTTCTTACCGAACCCAGCAACAGCAAGTTCAATACTGAAATTTTCAGCATCAATCTTTACAATATTGTAAGGTGGGTAGTTTGAAGTGTCGTGCAAATGTTCAGCACGGTTTAATAGTTGAAAAGTTCTGTCGAACCCTATTGCGAATGGGAATGATTTCCCGAAGACATCGTCATAGATTGTCATAATAGTCCTCCTTAAGCGACTGTTTGTTAAAATACCTAACCTCAAATGAGCATTAGGGCGTATGGGATGTCGAACTCTTTACGGTTTCAAACTTCTCGAGCAAATCTAAAACAAGTTCAACATCTCATACTAAAGTGAGGTTTATTTCCCAACTCGAACACGGAAGGGACTTCTTCCTCAATGCTTCGCAAACGAAGCAACTGAGTCACTCTTACTTCTGAATCGCCTTCATTTGAACAATTATAAACTGTTCTATGAAAGAACATCATCCGTCTGGACTCAGTAAGATGAAGTTCTCTAGGTCTCGAATTAACGGTAACCGGATCCCTTCATCGTCCAGATTGTTCTCAACTAATTGGTTTTCATTTCTCTCCCAATCGATTAATTACAATCTAGGACTATTATATAGTACATTTGGTAGCTTAAACAAGGGGTTTTTTAATTTTTTTTTTTAATTTTTTTTATTTTTGTATTCTTCTTCACTAATAACTCTTATCTTTTCTTTAGGAAAAGTTATATTCCATGCATAAACATCAGTTTTAATCTGCCATATCATAAGTCTTCGCCACAATCTTTTAATCATGCTTCTATAGGTTTGTCACGAAAGATTATGTTTGATAGTCCGAGTTTGTTTCTTCGTTCTATCTCAACTCTAACTTTAGCTCTAAGTTTTCGTTTAGTGCTTTCTTTATTGTATGCTTCGATTAAGTCTGCGTTTGATTTACATTTCATGTAGTCATAAACTAAAGTAGTCTTCTTAGTCATTCTATCATATTGTCTAGATGTTTTTCCAAATTTAATTGGCATAATATACTCCTGTTCTTTTATTTATTGAGTTTACGAACCTCTTTTCTTCCTCTGCCATCATCAAAGACAGGTGCAAATATTTTAACTGGTATGTCTTTACCCTTAACTTTAATCTCATCTATTTGTTGACATGCAATATTGTCCAATTGCATATAAGTATATTCGGATAAAAGAATTGGTGTATCAAAAGTTCTTGTTTGAACTTCTAATCTTGCGCCAAGATTAACTGCATCTCCAACTACTGAGTAATCAAATCTCAATTCACTTCCCATATTTCCTACAATACATGGGCCTGTATTAATTCCTGTACCTATTACTACTGGTGGTAAATCCATACCCTCATCTTTAATTTCTTGATTCATTTTCTCAGTGAGTAGTTCTATTTCTATTGCAGTCTTCACAGCCATCTCTGCATGATTAGGACAATCTAACGGAGCATTCCAAAATGCCATTAAACAATCCCCCATATACTTATCTACTGTTCCACCATTCTCAATTACCACCTTTGTCATACCATCTAAGAATCTATTGATAAGTAATACTAGTCCCTCTGGATCATCATTCTTCATATAAGCTTCTGATATGGGAGTGAATCCAACTATGTCTGCAAATAAGAAAGACATTTCTTTTCTATCACCACCAAGTCTAAGTTTACTTGGGTCTTTCTGGAGTTCTTCAATCATATCAGGAGATAAATATTTCTGGAACTGCTTCTTAATTTGTTCTTTGAGTTGGTAGGTCGTATAGTATTGGTTGAAAGAGGCATGCCCGAAAACAACTATGGAGGAAATCGATGACCAGAAAATATCGAAGAGAACGAGAGATGAAGACCATAAGTAGAAACCCCCACCCACCTGAACTAACACGATACTGGAACTCACTATCGCCGAGTAGACTGTGGGAAGTTTGTAAACCGATGCCAATATTCCTAGAAGGACTATCAAAAGAAGAACGACTTCTAAAAATTCAAGAAAGTCGGATTGTTGTATTTGAACTCCTGTCGAGACGGTTTGGATTAGGTTCGCTTGAACTTCGTGGGGATACATTGTACCCACTGGAGTTGAAATTGGATTAGCTAATCCTTCAGCAGTAAGACCATAAACTAGAATCTTATTCTCTATATCCGATTCTTTTAGGTCTGAGAATGAAATGGAATCAAACTGATTCCAATAAGAAATCATTAAGTCACCGCTTGATGTGGTCTCGATTGGCGAATCTCTTCCCATTTTTACCCAAACTATACCCTCTTCTTTAGTAACCCTAGTCTGATAATTAGGTTGGTCATAGAAAGCTCTGAGTGTTTCAAAACCCAAACTCGGATAGAGCTGGCCATTGGCCTGGATGACAAGCGGAGCGCTCCTGATGGTACCATCAAAGTTAGGGGTTTTCGCCACACTAGGTGTAGCGACTGTGACTCCCATACCCCAAGCCGAACTTTGTAATCCGGGAATGGGACTCACCAAACCTGGAAAGTTCCATACATGGTCTTGTATATCACCATCTCCAAATACAGATGTATTTACGAATGGTGCGTTGCCTGATTCTTTTTGAACTGTTGGTGCAGATGATAATATGGTTAATCTATTCTCTAATGCGTTTGCAAAGACTTCGTCTCCACCAAATCTATCTTCTTCTGAGAATAGAATATTGAATACATGAGTGTTTGTGTGGTGAGTTTCCCATAGAGTATCAGCATATATCTCTCTAGGGAATGGGTATTGACCTAGGGCGTCTATCGACTTTTCATCTATATTTACTAGAAGAATGTCTTCTACTTGAACTTTTTCTTTTGATGAATGTAGAACATCGAAGTAAGACCATCTAACATTATCTATTAAATAAGGCGACCATATCTTTACACCCACCAATGCAACGATAGTGAGTAATACCGTTTTCCAATTATACATTACTGGATCCAGCAAACAGGATATACACACCAGTAAGGATTAGCAAATCCTAATAACCATAGTATGAGAATCCATAATGGGATTTTTACCCATGTTCTGCCTTTAGACCACTCTCTGAATCGTATGGCGTATGGTGCCATTTTATTAAACAACCAGTCTTGCATTATCCTCTGATTTCCTCTATAGGTTCTGGTATTACAATCTCTTCTGGTTGCATATGATTAAGGTAAATATACAATGCACCACCTAAAAGTGTAATCATCAAAGCCCATGCTAGTAATCTTCTCATAAATCTTTTCCTTTTTTTTAGACGCCACTCGCCTTTAAGTTTAATTATTCTCTCGTTCATTTTCTTGTATAAAGTCTTTCATCTCTAACATCCAAGCTCTAAGTCTATGGGTTTGTTTCATGTGAAACTCTGCGTTCTTCTTATCTTCTAGTATCATTCTATTATGATAATCTATTACCCTCAGAATGATTCTTATGCCCTCTTGATATGGCATACGAATTAGAGTTGAAAATCTCTCTTTTTTTGTAGACATTCAAGATATTAGTTTCCTTGCGAAACCGTGACAGAACAACCGCCAGAAGTTTGGCAGTTTTGTGTAAGTGTATAATTTTGTGTTGTGTTGCCTCGTTGTTCGAAATCGAGAGTAGTTCCAAATGTTCCATTTAATGTTATGGTTGCATTGTGTTCGCCATGGCCATCTTGAAGATAATCAACAGTATTGTCATCATTCTGAACTGTTAAATAAAATTCTTTTGCACCATCGCCCTTTTGTTTGCCAAAGATTGAGTTATCATCTCCATATAAATATATTCTTGCTGAGTGTCCATCACAATTACCTTGTGAACAATTTCGTTGTTGCCCAACTATTTCGTTATCATCTCCATGTATATCTACGGTAACATAATGACCGCCACCCTCTGTATTATCAATTGCCCAACTAGTGTCGGTTCTACTTGAGATTTCATATCCTTGAGCCCACCATAACTTATTATTTGTTCCATAACTAATATGAAACTGAATATCATTCTTGTTGCAATCTGAATTTTTAGTACAGTTCTGCCAGAGTTTAACAGTTTGGTTATCATAGTCAATATCACCACCCCAAGATGCGCCAGAACCCCAACTTGGAGAATCATTGGCCCAACCTATTTCGTTGTTAGAACCAACTTGTTTCATTTCAATCACAACATCATCTCCATCACCTACAGAAAAGAATATATCGTTGTTGAATCCTTCTTGAATGATATCGATTTCTAAGTTGTCTCCACCTGCTACTTGATTAATGTTGATAGTATTATCATCAGATGCTATAACTGATAAGGAAAACAATGTTCCTATTGCAAATGTTTTTATTTTATTTAAAAAATCCATATTAATTAACCTTGTTGAATAATAACTATTTCTATTCCATCTCCATCACCAAATGTTATAACACCTTGATAACCTTCTACTTCGGTCTCTAGAGTTCCGGAACCTCCTGCGGCTATTATTATATTTATGTGTCCATTCACATCTCTAAAGAATACTAAGTCGCCATCTTGTTCAAAGATATTATACTGCGATTCTTTATTGAACCCAGCAGATGCACCTCTAAGTTTGAAACCTGCTATATCTGCGGCCTGTCTATCATCAACCAATACAACTCTAGTCTTTTCTAAAGCTTCAACAACATCTAATAAATCTTGTAAGAAGTCTACATCTAGATAATCAATATCTAATTCGGAGAAATCTCCTTCCATAGTGTCATCTAATGCATTTGCTTCTAGTTCATTAAACTCTAAGAAGTCGATGTCTAATACACCTTGGTCTGAGTTCTGCTCATCTGAATATGATTCTTCCATCGCCTGTCTTATCGCAGGTGGTGGATTCACAATAAACATATTGTCAATCATACTAGGTGTTATGCCTTGAACAACAACTGATTTAGTTGGTGCGGCCTCAAAAGATGCGACTGTTGTGGCCGCATACGCTTGATTTAAAATCGTTTCACCGCCATCATTCCATACTAAAATCTCTCCTGATGTTTCACCTGTTGTTTCATCAGGCAAAAGAATGACCATTGTCCTACCCAACTCATCTATGGTTGTGGTGAAATCGGTCCCTCTCATCGTAATGTTCGCCGTTGGTGTGGCGACATTAACATTTTGTTTTTTAATTCTATTACCAGCACCCGAGGCAAATCTTGATGTGCCTCTTACCATTCTAATCGACATCTTTGATAGACTTGGGTCTGGATCGTAATACGCCTCGTCAATATAAACAAGACTGTTTTCTGTTAATGAGAGTTGTTCTGCATCGAGGAACTCTATTAACATTCTGCCATTGGCAGTTTCCGCTTCATCATATAAAACTATGTCTGTTCCGACATCAGTTTCAAGCCGACTGTCACCTCTTTTTACGGAAGTGACACCTTTGTTTTCTACAATATCACCAATGGGTTCAGCATAAGCGAACCCACCGTATGATAAAAAAAGACTTAAACTAACTGTCGTTAGCAGCGTCTTTCTGATTAATTTGAATGATTGCATTTTCACTATCCGCCGTTAAGGTTATATGGGCGTCTGGTGATGAGCAAGAATTGCCTGCACCCGAAACACATGTTCCACTTAATTGATTGATATCAATATCAGCACTTGAACCAGTTAAAGTTAGGTTCAATGTTTGTTCTCCATCTTTTTGTAGAGTGTTAATGTTATTGGATCCACCTGTGACTGTAAAGTTCCAGGTAGCGTCATCTGACTCCCAATCAACATCGAATACATTACTGTTTCCTACTAAGACTAAATCTGCGTTCAATCTCTCTGCACTTAAAGAATATCCTTGGTCTAAATCGAATGTATTTGAATCACCATCAACATTAAAGTTAATATCTGAATCATCAGCAGAACCTGAGGCCCCTATGTTCCAATCAACTGAGTTTGAATTTCCTGAAAGTAGCAAAGTTATATCAGTGCTATCTGTGATAAAAGGTCCGAATAACAAGTTCTGATTACCAATCATATCGATGTTTAAATCTAGAGTGTGACCAGTCATTGTCATAGCAGTACCAGAACCACTTGAATAATTATTTTGACCTATTTTGTTACCAAAACCGATTTGGTCAATATATAATTTCAAGGTGTCTCCAGTTTGTGCAATCATAACCTCATTATCATCTGTAGCAGCAGCGAAAACGAATGATGTCGACATTCCAAAAAGTAATGCTATACTTAATAAAAATTTATTCATTTTCTTCTCCTATTATCCAAAAGCCTCTATCGTGCCCTTGGTAAATTAATTCCAACACGGCAGCCTCGATAGCTGTTCGTGTTGCGTATGTCACTGACTCATTATTACCCACGCCGTCCTCGAACTCGACAAGTTGTGTTCCTTCTTCAAAGAATCGGAATACATCTCCCCCAGCACCATAAGAAAGGATAGTCTTTCTTGTTTGGACATTCAATAATATTTCTCCTGTGAGAACACTAACAGCTCTCATAGAAATTGTCACAGCATCTTGACGATACTGTTTGGCCATTCCAACACCTAGAGTTCTTGCGCCTCGACCTCCGGTTAGTAAATTGGAATCATAACCAATTATCCCACCTTCTATAATTATGCCTGCGAATAGCATAGGTTGAATTCCTTGTGCTTCTGTCCCATTGGCAGTAGCAAAATCTTGTCTGGCAGAACGAATAATCTGCCTCTCTCTTACTAAGTTGTCTATACCACCCCTTTCGACAACTCTAAACCACTTACCACCAGCGGCGGTTTTAAGTGCATCTATAACCATTGCTTCAGCGCCTTGTGTGACTGCTGTAGAGAATGATGCAATGTTACCTTCTGATTTTCTTTGACCTGTTCTATCAATGAAATTATATACTGCAACCACTGGCATTTCTTTTGCAGGTGGTATGTTTAACAGTTCTATGTATGATGGAAGTCTTATTACTTCCGGCGTATCAACACAAATATATTTTCTGGACATTATTTTATTAACACCTGTCCAAACATCTTTGCCAAACCCCTCCTGATAATCACAATCTTTAGGGTCCATACTCCACTGTGGTATTGATGCACAACCTGACATAAGAATCAATAAAGAACTTAAAAGAAAATTTCGAAACATTAACTGTCTCCAGGCACTGGCACAGGATCAGGGTCCTGACTAAAGTTTCCTGAACCTATTGGTATCTCTAATATTGTTTCTGTACCATCTTCTGATACAATAGTCATTCTAATAAATTCTGAGCCGTCTGCGTTAGTGATTACTTCGTATGTGACTGTACTACCTTCTAATACAAATGAACCAAAACGAGTTGCAGTATCGTTTGAGAACATTGATTCAACCAATTGTTTGGCCATTTGAGCATAGATACGGCTCTCTAAGTTTCTAATAAATTTTGCAAGGGTTGTATTGTCTTCTGCCCTTTCAGCAGCTTTACGAGCTGATTCTAATGCATCTTCTATCTCCGTCTTACGAGTGAACTCTTGGTTCTCTACTGTGAGATAATGAGATGCGGTTCCCTTTCCACTGAAAGATGGATTTTTAAATTCGTGTGTTATTGGTGATGCGTAAACATTGTTTGCGTGTAGAAACAATACAAATAATATTGAAAATACGAAACTAGCTATCTTTATCTTTTGTGTCTTCATTCTTCTTCCCCTTTAGAGCCTGCGCTTGCTTATACTCTAAAACTGTATTTAATTTTTCTTGCAATCTTATCTGGTCTTGGTCTAACATTCTCATTTGGTCGATAAGTCTTACAAGTACCGTCTGTTGTTTATCCAGATTCGGTTCTAATTCTTCCGTCACAAATTTCCAGACAAAGTAGATAAAATAACCCATTGCAAGTGCAATTATAATTGGGAATCCAAACTCATTGAGCATATCTGCAACAGGAGTTAGATAATCTAATTCTAAGTCCAGAACATCTTCTGGCAATTCATTACTAATCTCTTCTTGCATCTATGTTTCCATCCTCTACAAAATTTTCAGACCGTGCAACTCTATCCAAATCTGGTCTTAACTCCAGAGTTTGTGAAATAAGTAAGTCGATTTTTAATATGTCATTGTTCATTACTCTCGCCCTATCTTCTAACATGGTTATAATACCTGTTAGACCTTTGACATTATCAAGTACACCTTCTAAGATGTATTTTAGGGTTAAGAATATGAAGAAAGCCATAACAAGAGAACCAAAAATTGGCGCTCCGACTTCAGCTAAAAATTCTATCCAGTTCATAATATTACTCTATTATTTATGATTTCATTGTCTTATTAACCATAAAAAAAGGGACCAAAAGGTCCCTTTTTAATAATCCGTGAGGACTAATTATAATTCTTCGGTTTCATCACCATCGGAATTATCTTTCAGTTGCGAGTGTATCTCGTTGATAACTTGAGCTTTCGTACCACTCTTCTTAACTTTAAGAGAGTTTTTGTCAGCAAGGTCAAGAAGTTGAACTTTGGTTAATGTTTTCAGTTCAGCTTTGGAAGTAATTCCATTGTCGTTCTTATCAGCGACTGGTACCGGTCTCGGTCTTGGTGCTGGTGTCGAACTTACTTTACTACCTTTATCTTTCTTATCAAAGAAAGCGAAGTAAATAACAACTAATACGACTACAATTGCAATTGCGTATTCCATAATATACTCCTATTTCAATTATGAAACTCCATATTAACACTGGAGTTTAAAATTGACAAGGGGTTTTTTGGGATTATTTGTCTTTTGCTTTACCAACATTAAATGCAAACCAATCAAGGACTTTATAAGCCTTCTTGACTAGACCATCATCTACTGGTGTTGGTGTAAGGGCTGCTATTAGTGAAGCGCCTGCAACTATCCAAGGGATTAATTGAAGCCATCCGACTACCCATGTAAGAAATTCTAACATTTCTATCCTCCATTGTTTAAAAATAAAAGTTAATTATTACTATTAACGATGGTATTTATGAAATATTGTTGCCAATTGAGTATTTTTGGGTGAGTTTCCACTCTGTTTTCTCTTTGTAAGGTATAACTTTTATCTGAGAAAGTGGTGCTCTAGGGGTTGCGATTGATGTTGGAATGACTACTGATACTAGATTCCATTGTCTTAATAAGTCAACGATGGTGTTTCTACGGCCCACATCCGACTCGTCAAAGTTGGTTGGTTTACCATCTAGTTTGAATAGTTCTTTGAAATGGACAATGTAATACTTGCCTCTTTTGTGGAGAATGTGACAGGACTGAAACAGTTCTTTTTCTTTTCTAGATGCCACACCAATACGAGATAAGGTCTCTCTTATCTTAAGAAAGTCGTCCTTTTCAGGAAATGTGATTTCTATTAAGTCCTTTACTAAATCGTTGTCATCCATTATTCTTGCCACCAAGTTTCATTCTGTTTTTCAACTCACGATACTGTTTATCATTTAATAACTCTAGATATTCTTTAGCTCTTTGTGTTGATACACCAAAGGCATTCTTCACTGTATCTAACTTCTTACTTAAGTAAGGTTTTTGCCATTTCGAAAATCTCTGTCTTTTTCTAAGAGTATTTATGAAAAACAAGTATTGAAGACGGTTATCCGTACCGTGACGGACATTCATCTCGTTTACAAGAAAAACAGAATCTTGATGATAAGATAATGCTTTATTGATTAGGAATGGTTGATAGGCTTTCTCTTCGACATCATCAACCATGATGTCTTTTTTGTCGTAAGAGACCGACTTTACGAAATCAAACGGATTTCGTTTGTTCATCTTTGAGGATATTCGTATTGTGACTTGCGTAAGAAAGAGTGTAAAAGATTCTCACCTCTCTTCTCAGAACCGAATCTGTGAATTTCTTTTCCGTTTTTAGACCTGACAATCACACCATTGTTGTATTGAACATCGGTCACTGGTGAATCGTCTGTATCTGCTGGTCTATCATCGTACCACATAGATTTTAATTGATGTATATGGACACATTTAACATGCCATGCCCATTCTTCTGCCTCAAGTTTAAGTCTTTGTTTCTCTACCCTTTCATCATATTGGGTCATCATACTTCTCCCTCTCTACTGAAAAAACACCAAAAGATTAACCATAGTGTTCTCATTTGAATTTACACTCACTCATTATTTCAGTAAGACAAGCAACAAAGTTTATCTCACTGTCCATTGCAAATGCAGATTTGTATTGATAGTCAGCGATAAACAATACAGCGGCAGGTATTGAACTTGGTTCAAGTCGTTGTTCTAATGAGTTAAATACTTTCCTATATAGAGTATTGAAGTCATTATCTGAATTCTGTCCTACCCATTTTCTCATGCCAGACCAATTCTTGTCTGCCAACATATCAATTAGAGGTGTAAGTTTTTCTTCGGATAATGTCGCTAATAGACCACTATCTATTACACCACTTGCACCATATCTCTGAACTTCATTGATACATCGTCTAAAATCTGGAAAGAACTTCATAATAAGTTCTACTAAAACCTTTTCGTCATATTCTATATTCTCTTCTTTACAGATATGCTTTAATCTATCTAATGCACCCATAGCGAGAGTTTGTTTCTCATTATTAGGTATCGCAAAATCTATAACAGTGCATCTACTATGAAGTGGTGCAATGATACGATTCTTATAATTACATGTGAATATAAACCTACAATTAGAAGAGAACTCTTCTATGAAATTTCTTAATGCAGGTTGAACAGATTCAGCAGATATGTAATCTGCTTCATCTAAAATAACTACTTTTGGACCACCAGAAAGTGAAACTGTTGATGCAAAGTTTTTGATTTTTGTCCGTAAAGTATCGATAAGGCGGCCCTCATCACTACCATTGATAACTATAAAGTCAGCTCCTAACTCATTACACAACGCCTTAGCGATGGTTGTTTTGCCTGTCCCAGCAGGACCATTCAATAATAGATTAGGTATTTCTTGATTATCTACGAACTCTGAGAAACTTTTCTTCACCCCTTTGGGTAAAATTGTGTCCTCAATTGTTTGAGGTCTATATTTCTCTACATATAAAAATTCTGTTTGACTCATAACTTAAAAGAACGACCCCCACCTGCCGTTTGTGCATTAGACCAAAGATGATGAGATTCTAATACTCCCATGAAAAGAGCGGAGACTGGCGCTTTTTCACACATTTATATATCCTATATATGTTAGGCGTTGTAAGAACTGTCAGGTTCTAACGCAATAAAATACTCTAAATCTATATCTTTATTTTTGAAATGAGATATACCTTTAGAAGATACTGCAACCGAGTAGTTGCCATCTAAAACTTTCAAGTTCTCAATCTTGAAGTTCATTGTGAATTTAGAACCATTGCCCTCTCCTACAACTCTTGAGAATGTATTTGAAGTTGGATTCTTTTTGTCAGCAACTGACAATTTGATAGTTGTACCATCAGAAGTCATACTTAAATCATTGACGCCTAGAACTGAAGCAGCCTTCTGCAATTCGGACAATAATGTTGATGATAAATCTATATTGATTTCTGAGTCAGGCATTGTAATCATTTTGTCTACAGTAGTTACCATACCCTCAGATGCATAGAAATAAGTCAAAGATGTATCAGCATCAGCAATAGTCAATGATGCTTCATTGAAATTGAAATCTGGATTATCTGTCAGACTTATTGCACCTAGAAATTCAACTAGGTTGTATATACTAAACTCTTGATTAAATGTTTCTGGAACATTTGCAACAGCAAGTATGTTTTTCATATTAGATATTGTTCTAAGTTGATTACCTGCACCAACTTTAATACCTGAATTAATTGTGGCGAAGTTCTTTAATATCGCCTGAGTTTCACTTGAAATTTTCACTTTTCAGTCTCCTTATAAGTATCGTGATTATATAAAGCAAGAAATCCGTAATGGATAACTTTCAACAGGTCGGCACGATTATAACCGTCCTTCTTTCCGTATCGTTGGGCATATTTCAAAATATTCCCAATACAAAATCCTTCTCCATGACCACCGTCCATAATGAACTCTGTGGCCTGAAATTTTTCTTTTGAGTAATGTTCTTCATAAGTCTTGTCTACATAAGAAGAGAACTCGTTTAAGAGTTCTCTTTCGTTATATTTGTAGTCTATACTATTACTCATCTTGTTCCATTATACTCTTGAACCTTTCTATCGTCAATGGGGTTTTAGATATAATCATCTTCGATTACAGTATCCTCAGGTTTGACTTCCTCAACAACTTCTTCGTAAGGATTAACTCCTTCATCAACTTTGGTGTAGAGGTCAAGAACTGCGGCCCTAGTTTCTTCATCGAATCTAGAGATACACATTGTTATTGATTTGAGTTTATCGTTAAACATTCTGAAAGCGTTTACAATGTGAACAAGTCTTCGAGTTGTTATCACATCATCTATCGCACCTTCGTAGTAAGTTTTTCTGATTATGTCTGCCCAATCAACTAGTTTTTTGCAGAACTCTTCATCAACTTCGCCACTCAATGCCATTTCTTTTTTAAGAATGTTTCTCTCAGTAGTCACTGGAGGATATTCTTGTTGCATTGTAATCGCAAACCTTTCAAGCATCGCTTCATTCATAATTTGAGTCCCTATGAACTTGCCATCTTCTGAACCTTGCCCTTTAGTGTTTGCAGTTGCAAGAACTGTGAACCCAGGTGTTGGTGTCACCCACTCACCAGTTTTCTTGATTAAGTATCCTTTCCCTTCAAGAACTGATTGTAAACACATGAGTTTATTAGACCCTAAGTCAACTTCATCAAGAAGTAAGACAGCGCCTTTTCTCATTGCCTTGATAACAGGACCTTCTCTAAAGATAATGTTACCATTTTGTAGAGTGTGTCCACCCATTAAATCATCTTCATCAGTTTCGATGGTAATGTTCACTCTGAAAAGTTCCCTTTTCAATTGAGCACAAACTTGTTCAATCATCAAAGTTTTACCATTTCCTGAAAGACCAGTCACGAAAACTGGAAAGAAGATTTTAGATTTAATGATGTTTTTAACATCTTTATGGTGTCCAAACTGAACATAGTTTGACATCTTCTCAGGAATGATTTTGACTTTGTCGTCAATTAGATTGACTGCCTCAGTAGCAGCGGCGGCAGGCATATTTGAAACTTGCGGTGCAGGAACAGTCGCAACTTTTAACGGTGCAGGTTTATTAACTGCAACAGTTGTGCCATGTTCATCAACTGCAAGAATCGGTTGAAGATTGAAAACAGCACCATCTTTAAAATTGTATCTGTTTGATTTCAACCAGTAAGGGAAATGTCCCAATGCATCAAATTGTTCTTTAGTGAACTGTAATTGATTAGGATATTTCGTTTTCAATGCCGTGATAAATTCTTTTCTATCAGGCGTCAGGTGGAAGTTTTGACCACCTATGTCGATTGACTCGGTTGGGTCATATGTCCATTTACTCATATAGTCTCCTTGTTAATATTTTTCATCATGTGTCCATGGTACTAAAAAAGTGTACCTACTGTCAACCATTATTATTACCATTTGTCTTTAACATCTGGTACTCCGTTTACATAATCAAATGGCATCGATATACTAGCAGGGTTATGACCACTACCAATATATCTAAATCCTTTCTGAACTGTCATAGGGTCTACATGGTCTAGATATCTATCAACCCAACACCCTTTCCTTTGACAGTAATCTTCCACTTCAGCATATGTTCCATGAACATACTCTTTGAAGTTTCCTTCTTGGTCTAATACCCTTGCATATTCTTGTTGGTCTATCTGACCTCTAGGTATCTTTGGTAAATTTAATTCTAATTGTTTCATAATTTCTCCGGAACTAGTGTCACTTTGCCACTATCATCATTTGTTGAACCTAGTATAGTGCAAAAGTCACCAACATCCTTGTGGTGATTATGCCAAGTGTTTGCAGTGATTTTCTTAGAAGAAGCAGGACCATCTTTACCTTTTGAACCATTACTTTTCCAATCGTTAGGTGCATCTGCTCTGCCACCATTAATATCTGTTATTGTAATCCACATCTTACTACAGTCTTCATTTCTACCAATCAGTAAGAAGTCCATTGTTGATGCCGTTTTAGCGGTACCTGAACCATCACCGCCTGCCCACCCATTCATAGAACCTTGGTCTTCATTTATCAATGTCACTTTAACTTCAATAACTGGAATGTGATATCCCTCTTTTGAAGTTTTGTATCTTTCGCCATCAATTAAACCTCTAACTTCAACATCGAATACACTATCATTTTCTTTACCTTCTGAGTATGCATCATATCCATATTCTCTCATAACAAGAGTCATAGCAGACATAGCACTATGCGAACAACCACTTGATATTGCACTTTGACTTTCGCCTGCAATCTTACTGAATACAATTTTTACTTTACCCTCACCTGGAACAACTGCGACTGCACCAAATTTTTGTTCTAGAAAATCTTTAAATAACTTTACGAATCTCTTTTGCATCTTCTTAGATTTTTTGAATAACTTCCAAAAGTGTTTCGCATCTGTAATACATTCTGCATAATTTTCATCTATAGCAAACTCTAATGCCTTTGCAGGAGTTGTGCAACTTTTACCATTGAACTTCTTATCTACATCAATAATCTTGAACCATTTTCTTGCTTCTTTATCACCCACAAAGTCAATCAATTGAAGCCCTTTCAATAAATGTGTATTACTTATATCTCTATCTTTGGCAAAGTTTTTTCTCTCTTTAGCACAAAAAGAATAGTTTTTTGTTTCTTTATAGTTTCCTGTTAAGTCAACCTTTCTATCTTCTGCCAACATTTTTCTCATGGCGTTAAACTCTTGACAGTTGGTCAACCAACTCTTCATATTTCTTACTAATAAGTTTCTTCCGTTTTGTGATGATAATATCTGTGCATCGTCAAACTCACTTCTATTTGGGTCAAACCATATGTCTTCTGGACAAATATAAACTCTTACAAGTTCAAGACCAGTCTTAGTAGTCATGAAAACTCTACAATCACCATTTCTTATGAAACAATAACCATCTATTGCAACTGCTTCTGTATTACCTACACCATCATAATCAATCTTTGAGTTTTCTAATAACCCCTCTACACCATAACCTAAATCATATAACTTTCGAACATTAGGGTCTTCATCGTGTGGATTCTTTTCGAAGAGTTCAAACTCTGGATACATTTTTCTATTTGCAGGACTAGGTCTCAACAATTCAGCAGGCATTAGAAATGTATAAGATTGTTTACCATACTCTTTACTGTTTAATGCCTCTATGAATTCTGGATATTCACAACCCACAAACTGTTTCAATTCAGATAATATTTTTTCTCTTTGTTTCATTCTATGTCCTTAAGTAATCTCTCCATATCAATTGCGATAGAAGTCTTCTTACCCTTTCTCTTGGTGGTATAAGAATCATTGTTAACCCAAAATCTAAATGCCTTACATTCAACCTCTTCTTCAGCACACAAAGCTTGCCTAGGGCAATTAAACTTAACGCATGGTCCTACACCAACACTAACTATTGCTTCTTGAAACTTGTCGTAATTGACAGATTCAATTATTTCCATTTTTATTGCCATTATGCAATCTCCTTTATAAATTCATTAACTAAAAATCTTGAGGTTGTTTTACCTTTTTGATTTCTTTTGAAGGCCGCCATTACTCTATTCTTGTTTGCACCAATGTACTCTTCATCAAGTTCATCATCGCCTGCCGTGGCAAGTTTAGATGCATAAGTTAAGAACAATTTGTTGTACCCTTTACATTCAACTACATACCCTTGTTTTCTGGTTTCTTTCCAAAGTTCATCTGTTGAGTGATAAGCCTTGTTGCCCATTATTGCATATGCAGTATTTCTAAAATCGTGTTTCTTAGAGAACACAAAGTATCCTGTCACGGTCACATTGCAAGTTTCTGATAACCACTCTAAAAGATTTTGAGTCGCATCGAACCTACTGTCACCGATAGTTGAATTATCTTCGTAAAGGAAACTCTTATTGATGTATGGGTCTAAGAAATATCTCTTCTTGTTCCATCTTGCATAAGAATCTTCACCTACTTGTGCTTTTTCATCAGACCTTTCCTCAGAACTATCTGAGAAGAATCTAGAACTGTGACTGTAACCATCAGTGATAATCGTTAAGATAGATTTTTCAACTCCGTATGCGTGGTTAAACTCTGGTAAGAATTTTCTCATTGCAACTAAACAGTGGTCAAGAGGTGTTCCTCCCAATCTGTAATGGTCAGGATACATTTCATAATGTTGGTGTTTTTCTTGTTTCTCATTATAATATGCCTCAGGATCCCAAGTTTGAACTCCATTAAAAATTCTATCGTATTCTTCAATCAAAGGTCTCTCTTTTTGTCTCCAACTGTATGTGATGTCTTGGTGCAATTTACTAACTAGTATTGAACTAAGGTTCACAAACATTTCGTTATATTCTCTGTGAGATTGTTCGTTAGAAAGTATTTCAACTAATTTGCCTTTGCCACTTGAACGATAAGGATCACCATCTTTTCTTCTAATTGCATCTGAGAACAAATACACTCTGAAAGGTATTTGAACTTTTCTGCAAAACTCAGCAAGAACAAGAGATTGTTCAAGTAAGTCTGAAACTTCTCTACTGATAGAACCAGACCAGTCAACTAAAACATTCAAACCATGATTCTTACCATCAGGTATGTAAGTGACTCTCTTGAAAATATCATCAACTATTTGATACTTAGCAAGTCTATTCATATCGAGTTCACCACTTTTTCCTGTGAAAGCTTTTGCACTTCTTTGTGCGGTTTGTCTCATTTCAAATTCTTTTGCCATGTGAGCGACAATCTTTTTGTTCTTATCTTGAATATGTTTCTTGTAATGTTCAGCAAGAACTTTCCAATATAATCTATTATCTTTTTTTCTATCGTTATATTCAGAACGCCAAGCTTGTGATTTCTTATCTTTATGATTTGCCATCAATTCTTCTAATCTTTCATCAAGGTCTTTGCCCGAGAAGAATTCTCTCCAATCTTCAAGAACTGTTTTGTAATCATAAAGAACATTATCAACTTTTTTATTTTCAAATCTTTCTCTTATTGGAACAGTTGTTCTGATACAAGCATTTTCATCTATAAATTCTTCTTCATTATTATGTGCATTGTATTCAGTAAGTGATTCTCTTGCACCCTCAGGTTCATCATATCTACCTGTGAAGTTTCCACCTTCTTTACCAGTGACTTTAATTTCTTCTTCAAGGTCTTCGCCAGGTTCTGTACCAGGTTCTGGTACTTTCTCTTCTTCCTCTTCTTTATCTGGATTGATAGGTGAACCATAAGAATCAGTATTGTCTCCATCTGGATCTTCCGTTTCTTCATCTTCGGTTTCCCACTTAGAAGTTTCTTCTGAGTTTTCTTCTTCGCCTTCTTCATCGCCATTTTCTAGCATTTCATCAGGCACTATAAATGTAATTTGTTCGTCATTCTCGTCTCTGGTCTCATTTTCTTTTGACCACTCATAAATCTCTGTAGCAACTTCAACAACATCTTCCCATGTTTTACATGCATCTGCCTTTTTTAAGAACTGAATTAAAACTGTATCGTGAATGATGTCTACTCTAGAACCACACTTTGTAATTAGATTGATTTTATCAATCATAGAAAGTGTTTGTAAATCTCTCTCTTTAATACCAAAGAAGTCTTTGTCCATTAATTCATTATATGCCTTGAAGAATGAACCCCTTAACCCTTGATACTTCTCTTTGATTGCCTTCTCAATTCGGACATCTTCTATAACATTGAGATACCCTTTAAGAGTTTTATTCTCCATAATAGTGGAGTGAAGCCCTTCATATGGAGTATTCAACGCATGACCCACTTCATGACCCATAAACAAGTCATAAAGTTCTGGTGATATATCGTCTTTGAAAACAGGACAAGCAAGTACCCTATTCTTCACATCAAAATATGCGGTGGGTATTGCTTTATGAACTATCGTCAAGTCCTCAGTAGCCATAAGTCTAGCGAGGTTATCTTTCTGCGTTCTTAATCTTTCGTCTACCATTCTTTGTAAAACCCTTCTTTTTCGTTATCGTTATAACCTTTCATATAAATTTTTATTTGATATGGGGTTAAATCGGTCACTCTTTTACATTTGTATGTTCCGTGAGGATAGTAATGAGGATTTATACCTCGTCTATAATAAGAGTCGCAAGTGCCTCTATCATAAAGACCACCATTGACTGTGTGTTTTTCTGGAATTCCTTCTACTTCAAACATATTTACTCCTATAATTCATCATGTGTCCATGGTACTAAAAAAGTGTACCCATTGTCAAATTTATCCTAGGTTATCTACTGATGATTGAACATCTGAAATATTACTATTAGCAGATTGTATCTCTGATTCAATTGAACTCAATTGACTTTCTAAAGAATCGACTTTTGATTTTAAGTCTTCAATCGTTGAACCTAATATATCATTTATTTCAATAACTTTATCGAAATTTTTCACTACTTGTTCCATTAGTGTATTATTGGTTACTTCACTCATGCTTTCGCTCCTTTGTTTTTGATTACTGTTCTGATATCAGCAGCGAATTGCCAGGCGTTATAATCACCAGCACTTGCGATACCAAAATCTTTATCGTTAATAATTAATTTGTAATACTTGGCACCACTTATAAAATCTAGAAGTTCACCATCTTCGATTTTACCGGTAATCCAGTATTTGTTAAATGAACCTTTGACAGGTTGCAATTGATAACCTAGACCTTCCATAAAGTCTAGAATTTTTTGTTTGTTAAAGATACCTTCTTTCTCAGCAGGTACTTTTAAAATTGGATTGTATTTCATATTACTCCTATAAATTTTATCCGTGAGGACCAGGAATGTTGATCCAATCATCGAACATTTGGTCCATTAAAACTGTTTTTGCAAAATCTATTATGTTTGCACCGTGGACTTTGTCTCCTGTGAATTTGGAAACTTTTGTTAGGTTTGCAGGATTAAGTGCTTTGATTACATCCATGTCTTTCATATCTGCAACATCCATTATAATGTTGTCTGCAATTATGTCATTAGCGGGGTGACTCATTTTTTTACTCCTTTTTTTATTACTTTTCTCATTTCTTAGTCCATGGTATCAAAAAGCGCTACCCATTGTCAACCTCTGAAAGGCCTATAGGTATAAGGATTTAGAAATTAATTTTCGTAAGGATTTTCTAAACGATAGGAATCTTCGTCTAGATTTAAGTCTTTTACCGGATAAATTGGCATACATCGAGTGATGTCTGTAGTGAACCAAAATGAAACTGTATGTCTTGAATGTCTTCTAACTTTTGATACGCCGTGTGGTATGTAGATACCTTGAAACAATAAACCTGAACCTGTTTCTGGTTCGTATGTTTCGCCACCTGGAATCCATGTTCGACCACCATTAAAGTTGTCGTTTAGATATAAGATACAAGTCCATTCTCTTGAAGGTTTATCAGGACTTGATTGGTGTTTTATTTCTTGATTTGAATATGTGTCTAGATGTGGTTCTTGAACTCCGCCGATTGGCCACTCATTGAGTGCAATCATTTCTGGAAATACAACTTGGTCTGATATCTTTCTGACTTCGCCTATAAGATTGACTACTACTTCTGATATCCAATTCCGTATATGTGGAGTGTGTATATGCATGAATCTGATACCAGTGTAATCAGAACCATCACCTACGCCTGTTATGTGTCTATGACTCTTGTGAAATCGTATCAGTTCCTGACATCTCTCCATCGACATCAGATTTTGAATCATTCTTGGCTTGTAGTTGCTGGAAGTATTTTGCGAGTTCATGTCTTTTTTCATTCTCTAATCTCTTCTTTCGAATTTTTGGTCTGGCTTTTAATGCTCGTTCTATTTTCAACTGAGATGCTCTTTGTAGAAACAGTATACCATTCAAATGGTCTATTTCATGTTGAACACATCTTGCGCCAATACCTTCTAATAGTGCTGTTTGTTCTTTGCCTTCAATGTCTTGATATTTAAACTCTACTGTTTTAGACCTTTTAATCATCAAGAACATATCAGGAAATGATAAACAACCTTCTTTCATAAGTTCTGTTTCTTGTGAAACTTTTGTCAATTCAGGATTAAAGTATGCGATATTTGATGGAGTTTTATCTCCTTCATGCATAGTTCTCATAACAAAAACTCTGTAAGGTAATCCTACTTGATTTGCAGAAAGGCCTAACCCACCAAATTTATCCATCGCTTCACCCAAGTTCTTAGCAATCTCTTTGGGGTCTTCCGGTGGGTTATCAAAATCGAACTCCGGTGGTGGAGTTCGTAATACCTTTGAAGCCTCTTCTATAAGTTTATACATCATATATTATTTATCAGATTCTTCTCCATGACCTTTCATAAAATATGGGTAAGCTTTTGAACCTGTTTCCCACATATCTGAACCACCAACTTCTTCTTGTTCACCAACTCTGATACCTACAGTCTTGTTTAATATCCACCATAATAGATATGATGTAGAGAAAACAAATCCAAATATTGTGACTGTTCCATATGCTTGATGTAAGAAACTTGCATCTGCGTTTAGTATTGGGACTAACATAAGTCCTAAAACACCTGCGACACCATGAACTGATATTGCACCAACTGGATCATCACAACCTTTTCTTTCTATCCAACTCATAACAACAGGCATCATTACTCCACCCAATGAACCATATAGTAATGCGATTAAAGGTGAAGGTGTTAATGGGTCAGCAGTTATAACTACTAGACCTGCTAATGCACCATTTGTTGTGGCGTTTAAGGCAGTCTTACCTAACCACAGTTTAGATAATATCATTGCAGATAAAAGACCACCAGCAGCGGCAGTATTAGTGTTTACAAATATCTTTGCGACTGCATTTGCGTTCTCTACACCATCTATTGCAAGTTGTGAACCACCATTGAATCCAAACCATCCCATCCACAAAATGAGTGTGCCTAATGCGACTTGAGCCGCATTGGAACCGTGTATTGGTTTAGGTGTTCCGTCTTTTAAGTATTTACCCTTTCTTGGTCCAAGTATTAAAACTCCTGCAAGTGCGGCTGAAGCCCCAGCCATATGAACTATGCCTGAACCTGCGAAGTCAAAGAATCCTCTCTGACTCAACCAACCACCACCCCATGTCCAAGAACCTTGAATTGGGTATATAATTGTGGTGAAGATAGCGGCAAACAATAAGAATGTCCACAGTTTCTTTCTTTCTGCGACTGCACCTGATACAACTGACATTGCAGTTGCGACAAATACTACTTGAAAAAAGAAATCAGAATACATCGAATGTGTTTCTATATCTCCCCACCCATACATAAGGGAATAACCCCCTACTAAAAACCCTACAGATGCGACACTATAAAGTGCAACATTCTTTAAGAGTATTTCTATAACATTTTTACTTCTAACTGAACCCGCTTCTAGCATGGTAAAACCGGCTGCCATCCACATGACTAATACGCCAGACATTAAAAAGTAAAATGTGTTTAATGAATATGATAAATCCATTATTTTCTCCTTTATTATGAAATTGATATACGACTAAAGTTTTTATATTTTTCGAAACGAATTACTTCTTCGAACTTATCGTATAACTCTCCTCCCTTATGGGAAATAATAAAGGCGTTTGTTTTCTCATTCAATGAATTCAATAACTTTAAAAAGTCATCGGTTCCTTGAGCATCTAAAGAACTATCAAACACCTCGTCTAATATAAGTATGTTTGTATTTACTGAGTTCTTAATTCTTGCGACTGCTCTCCATGTGAAGAGTAATGCAAGGTCAATTCTCATCTTCTCACCTTGTGAAAAGTTATCATACTTAAATACAT